AATTGCTGGCGTTTATCGGCGCAGCGACAGAGCAACGCTTGGCTAGCATAGAGACACGCTTAACGGTACTGGAAGGTTCATAATGCCATACATAGGTAAATCTCCAGAGTTCGGCGTCCGTAACCGCTTCGTGTATCAAGCCACGGCTGGGCAGACGAGCTTCAGCGGATCCGATTCTGACTCGCTGGTTCTAGCTTATCAAGACGGGCGGTATGTGGATGTGTACCAGAACGGTGTTCTTCTAAAGCCAGGGACGGATTACACGGCGACAACGGGCACAACGGTTGTCCTGGTCACAGGGGCGTCACTCAATGACGTAGTTGAAATCGTTGCATACGACACATTCTCCATTGCGAACAGCTATACCAAGGGAGAATCAGATACTCGATATCCTTTCAAGGGCAACAACTCAATTATTCGCCTGAACGGCCAGACGATCAGTGCAGACATTACGATTGACAGCGACGAAAACGGTGCGTCGGCAGGGCCGATTACGCAGTCTGCTACCGTCACTGTTAACGGATATTGGAGCATCGTATGACCAGCGTATTGAATGTAGATACTATTGCTGACAAGGCTGGCACTGGTCCGGTGGGGTTGACCAAGCAGACTGCGGCGAAACATTTTTGTGTTTTTAATGGAACAGGCACTGTGGCTGTTGATGAGTCTTTCAACAACTCCTCACTTGAAGATAATGGACCAGGGCAATACCAGGTAACTTTTATAAATGCCTTTAAAAATCTTCATTTTGTTTTTACGGGTGCTACTGTAGGAAATGACGAGGCATTCACTTATATTGCTACGGACGCCGTCGCAAAAACTGCAAGCACTGTACGTTTTAGAGGCGTTCAACATGATGGTAGTGAACAGGATACGGACGTAGTGGATGTAGTGTCGCACGGAGACCTCGCATAATGGCAAGCGTACTTAAAGTAGATGAGATTCAAAGCACAAGTGCTGGTGGTATTCTCATGCCTAAACAGCCCCGTTGGGATGTCGTTGGCAATAACGATGCGTATGTGGCCACCTCTCCCATTCCATTTCCTACGGTTGTGATAGATAACGCCAATGGATTTAACACCTCTACCTATGCGTATACGATCCCTATTGCCGGAGACTACTTCGTAGAAGTCAACATGGGTATATTGCGATTAATAGGAGACAATCAGGTAGCATTTCCCCGCCTTGAACAGAACGGGGTAAACAAAGGATATAGCTATCTTCAGTTAAATGTAGATGGCACTCATTACGCTAGCAATGTAGTCAATCGAATTTTAACTTGCGCTGTTGGAGACACAATTAGATGCGCTTTTCTAAACAGTGGTGGAACCGGAAAATATTATAACGGCGCTGCTGAATCTCGTTTTCACGGATACTTGGTGGGGTAGAGATGGCAACGTATAAAAACATCATGGTTCTTGAACCCCCGAAGATGACTGTTCGTGTAGCAGATACAGCGGCTTCCATTCTTCGTGCTACCGATTGGACGCAGCTTGGCGACAGCGGCCTGACGGACTCGTGCAAGACAGCGTTTGCCACATATCGTGCGGCGATTCGCACTATTCGGCGCACCGACCCCGATAGCCCAACGTGGCCCACTGTGCCTACAGAGGAGTGGTCATAATGGCTAGTGAACTCAGAGTAAACACCCTGAAGGATGCCAGCGGGAACAACAGCGTGGCTACGTCTACTGTTGCACAAGGTAGTGCAAAGGCATGGGTGAATTTAAACATGGCAAGCGGCGACGGTGTTATAAACGATAGTTTTAATTGTTCCATAAACACGGATCTTGGTACTGGCAGATTCACGTTGAGCATAACTTCAGCCATGGTTAATTCTGACTACGCAGTAACAGCATCTGCTATGGACCCCACTGAAGCATCTACGGGTAGTAATAGAACAGCGGATGGCACACCTACGAGTGCTTCAGTCATGTATATTCGCGCTTGTGCATATGACAACACAGCTAACGATGTACCGGCTGCGGCTGGAGTAGCTCACGGAGACCTCGCATGAGTAAGGCAGCAGAACTCGCCGCACTGATTGGTTCGCAGACGGCGTTGTCAAACAGGAACCTACTAATTAACGGCGGGATGCAGGTGGCGCAGCGGGGAAATACTACGGACCATACCAGTGGCGGTGTATATGCGCCGGATAGATTCAAATTTAATGTAGGTTCACTTGGTACATGGGATATTAGTAAGTCTACAGAATCTCCTGCAAATCAAGGTTTTTCCAATAGCTTAAAGCTAGACTGCACGGCCACAGCCTCCGTGTCTTCTGGTTCATTTATGTTATTGCAACAAATATTGGAAGGACAAGACGTACAGCAGTTGAAGTTTGGAACAGCTAACGCAGAATCTATTACCTTTTCGTTTTGGATTAAGTCGAGTAAAACAGGTCTTGTCACTGTTGAAATACAACATAAAAACACAAGCGGAAATTTCTTTTTGAGAAGCAGTACCTTTACTATTGACTCTGCTAACACTTGGGAAAAGAAAATAATCACAATAGTTGGAAACACCGCACAAGACATCAACAACGATAATTCAGCATGTTTCTATTTGTCATATTGGTTTTCCGCAGGAAGCGATTTTAACGGTGGCACTTTCAATACATCAGCGTGGTTAAGTTCTACAGGCAATACGAATACAAGAGTATCAGGCTCATCGATAAATTTTGCAGACAGCACTAGTAATGAAATCTATATAACTGGCGCACAGCTTGAAGTCGGCGAACAAGCCACAGCGTTTGAGCATCGGTCATTTGGCGATGAGTTACTTCAGTGTCAAAGATATTTTGTAAATTATCCTGATACATCCTCTGCTACCAATACTGTCTTCGTTGGCAGAGGAAATGGGTCAACTCAGGCTGTTAGTGTAATGATGCCGCTGCCTGTTGTTATGAGGGCAAAACCTACTGTCAGTCAAATATCCCAACTCGCTGCAATAGGGCCGAGTGGGTACAACGCTGCAAATAATGTTACACCTACAGTCACTGGAACGCCTGACTTTGAGCCAAACTTGGCTTTAGCTTTCACTGGATTATCTGGCCTGACTGATAACAGATTAGCGGGTGTCTACATCTACAATCCATTTAGTCTGAGTGCGGAGTTGTAAACATGGATGAAATGAACATCACATCTGCACAGTATATTGCTGATGTAAAAACAAAGGAAAACATCGGCATTAGAGCTGTCATTAATGGATCTGCATATGGTGTACCTCTTGACCCAGCAAACACGGAATACGCTGAGATTTTGCGGCAGGTTAAAGCTGGTACGTTGACGATTGCTGAAGCGGAGTAATGAATGCCTCTTACCAAACTCCAGTTTCGCCCTGGTATCAATCGCGAGGGCACCAACTATTCTAATGAGGGCGGATGGTTCGATGGGAACTTCATCCGCTTTCGTTATGGGTATGTTGAAAGAATTGGTGGTTGGGAAAAAGTAAACAGCACCACGTTTCTTGGCACAGCTCGGGAGCTGCATGATTTTGTAACGCTCTCATCTCAGAACATACTGTTCGTGGGCACCCACATCAAGGCATACATAGAAGAGTCCGGCACGTTCAGAGACATCACGCCGTTTCGACGCACGGTGCTTCTGCCTCAAGCTGTCACTGGTTCTGCCGCAACAGGGGGCGTTGGTAGCGTCGTAATCTTCACCGGTGCAGTAGCGACTCAGAATGTCGCCGTAACTGGTGAGGAAGCTACGGGCGTAGCCGGTCTGGTCGGATCCATCATCGTTGAAACCACGCATCATGTGCTTGTGACGGGTGAGGAAGCCACTGGTCAGGTGGGTGATCTGGAGCCTGCGGAGCACAGATTGATCATATCTGAAGTTACAGAACAGATCACAAGCGGTCTTGGCAGTGTAACTGTTAAGACGCTACCTAGCGGCGGTGACCCAGACGCTGACGCAGGGTTCTTCCCGTTAGGTCTTGAGGCCACCGGCGCCGCTGGCTACGTCACTGTTGGAGTAGGCTGATGGCTATAACATTCACTACAACCAGCGGAAGCACGACTGTAACCGTTAACGATCCAGCGCACGGTGCCTTGGCAGGAGACTTTGTAATATTTGAAGATGTGTCTGGTCTGTCGTCGGCGTTAAACTCAGCATTAGCGGCTGAGTTTGAAGTACAGTCCGCCGCGACCAACACCTACACGATCACATTGTCCTCTGCCGCAGATCAAACGAACTCTTCTGCGGGTCAGGCGTCGGCGTTTTACTTGCTTGAGACCGGCTTGAACACCACCGTTCTTGGCGCTGGTTGGGGCGCAGGCACATGGGGTCGTTTTACATGGGGCAGTGCGGCAGGTAATCTTGCGGGTCAAACTCTACGCCTGTGGTTCGCAGACAACTTTGGTGAAGACCTAATTATCAACGTCGCGGACGGACGGATATATTACTGGGATGCCACAGGAGGCTTGACGAACAATCGAGCCATTCCCTTGGAGAACCTTTCAGGAGCCAGCAACACACCTACTGTCGCTCGTAAGGTTCTTGTATCTGAAGTAGATAGACATGTCCTAGCTTTTGGTGCCAATCCACTAGGTTCAACTGAACAAGACCCGCTATTGATCCGCTTCTCTAATCAAGAAGACGCCGCCAACTGGACGCCCACGGCGACAAACACGGCGGGAGACATACGCCTATCGCAAGGCTCTGAGATCATCACCGCTCTCAGAACACGGCGGGAGATTCTGGTTTGGACAGATACAAGCCTAAACTCTGTTCAGTTTACGGGTGCGCCGTTCACCTTCGGCACCGCGTTGTTGGCGGATAATGTACGAATTGCTAGTCCTAATGCCGCAGTCAGCGTCAATGACGTTGTCTTCTGGATGGGGCAAGAAAACTTCTATGTGTATGATGGTCGTGTTCAGGCGTTGCCTTGTTCGGTGCGAGACTATGTCTTCAGTGATCTCAATCGTAATCAGGCGTTTAAGATCCACGCCGGATCCTTGGCATCAGAAACAGAGATCTGGTGGTTCTACCCCACTCAGACCAACAATGCTTCAGGTGAAGTAAACCGGTACGTCATCTATAACTACGGTGAAAAGGTCTGGTACTACGGGCAGTTGTCTCGTACCGCATGGAATGACCGAGGCGCGGGACAGCGTAGCTATCCACAGGCAGTGGAGGGTGGTTACTTGTACAATCATGAGTTTGGACTCAATGATGACGGATCTGCGATCAACGCCTTTGTGCAGTCGTCTGACTTTGATATAGGCGACGGCGAACAGTTCATGCTTTTAAGGCGCGTCATTCCAGACATCACATTCAATGATTCTGACACCTCGACCCCAGCAGCTACCCTGTCAATTCAGTCTCGTGACTTCCCAGGTAAGGCTATTACAGAAACGGTTTCTGGCGTGGTTACCGAAAGCAGTACAGACGTATACACCAATCAGATCTTTACTCGAGCACGAGGCAGAAGCCTGAACTTCAAGGTTTCTAGTGACGCGGTGGATGTGAAGTGGCGGCTTGGTGCTCCTAGGATTGACGTAAGAGGAGATGGGCGCAGATGAGCAACACCAAAGTTATTCGTCCTATTCTGCCTGTCGCCCCAGAAGAGTACGATGCAACGTACATGAATCAGCTTGCCAGAACGCTTGAGGTTCTGATCAACGAGGTTCGCAATCCTTTGACGGGCATAAATGGACTACCTGACCAAAATGCTTTATCTTCGCTAGAAGTAGGAGATGTGTATCAGGACTCAGGAAACCTGAAGATAAAAGTAGAAGGAGATGTCTAGTGTCGGATGACAACGTGATTGTGATGCCAAACGGGAGCCGGTGGTCACCGAGCACAAGTTCTGATAAACTGTATTGCGCTAGCTGTCCTAATGAAGTGGACACTCCAGAGGAAATAGCTAGTCACCCTGATGGTAACTGCCCAGATTGCGGTAATCCATGGACAGGTGCAGAAAGACGAGACACTAAAATCTCCGTAACTGTTCCCCAGTCTCTTGGAGGCAAAACGCTTGGGTCTTAACCTCAAATCACTGTTACCAGTTATAGGTGGGATAGGCGGTGCTCTATTTGGCCCTGCTGGTAGTGCTGCACTAAACGCGGCTCTTGGTTCTGGAATCGGCACACTTGTGGCCGGTGGTGACGCTAAAGACGCGATTAGGAATGCAGTCCTTGGTGGCGGTGCTACTGCGGGTCTTGGTGCCATGGGGGTAGGTCCAGCAGCCGCGCAATCTGCTACCGGCGCCGCCGCTACCAAGGCTGCAACCGAAGCCGCAGTGACCGAAGCCGCTACCAAAGCCGCCACGCAAGAGGCGGCAAAGAGCGGGATTCTCGGCTCCGGCATCTCGATTGGTGACATTGTGACGGGCAGTTCGTTATTGGGCTTGGCCGGTGTAGGCGAGGAAGAGCTTGAGGAAGCCGGTGAGATGCAGTTGGAATCGCGCCCAGACTATAAAGGCACCCCGATTGCTGGGTTGTTTGTCGATCAGGTGACAGATATCAAGTATGATACCGCTGAAGAAAGAGACGCCGCTGTTGAGGCGCGTCGTCGTCAAGAACAGAATATGGCGATGGGCGGCATCGTCACGCTTAACCAAGGTGGTTTAATCGAAGGTCCAGGGACGGGCACTTCAGACAGCGTCAAGGCCGGCATTTTTCAGAATGGCAAAAAGGTTCAGGAGGCACGGCTCTCGGACGAAGAGTTTGTAATGACGAAGAAGGCCGTCAAGGGTGCAGGAAACGGCAACACCGACTTGGGTGCCAAGCGCATGTACGCCATGATGGACAAGTTTGAGAGGATGGCATAATGGCTGACACAGTACGCACTGAAGCGGTAACCGTATTACCGGAGTATCAGGAGACCTTCCTCAAGGATCTGCTTGCTAGTACCTCGGCCCTAGCTAATATGCCCACGACGATTCCTGATTATCAGGTTGCTGGCATGACGCCGGCACAGCAAGCGGCAATCCAGCTTGGTATCTCTGGTGTGGGTGCCTATCAGCCGATGATGGAAGCTGGTGCCGCGACTCTTGGTCAGGGTGTAGCTGCGCTACAGCCAGGTGCTTACCAGCAGTACATGAACCCGTATGTGGATCAGGTTGTGGATCAGAGTCTTTCCGATCTACAGCGGCAGGCGGACATGGAGCGTCAGCGCATTGGTTCGTCCGCCGTCAGTTCAGGTGCCTTTGGCGGTTCGCGTCAGGCGGTGGCCGAGCAAGAACTACAGCGCAATACGGCGGATGCCTTTGCTAGGCAGTCTGGTCAGCTCCGTGCACAGGCCTTTGAGTCCGCGCAGGATCGAGCGCAACAGGGCGCTGAACTGTTTGGCAAGCTAGGTCTGCAACAAGCGGCCATGGGTGAATCTGCACAGGCGGCGCAGGCACGCGACATTGGAATCCTGTCACAGCTTGGTGGTCAGGAACAAGCGCAGCAACAGGCCGAGATTGACGCCCAACGCGCCACGGCTCTTGAACGCCAGTTTGAACCGTATCAGCGCATTGGCTTCATGTCTGACATCTTCCGTGGCGTACCGTCCACCACTAGCACGCTGACCTCTAGTACGACTCCTTCTCCTAGCATTGTTTCACAACTTGGTGGCATAGGCATGGGTGTCGCGGGGCTTCAACAAGCTGGCGCCTTTGGTGAGGGCGGCATCTTTGGTGGGTTAGGGAGCCTCCTTGGCTTTGGGAGTGCCAGATAATGAGCGTATA